TTAACAAAGCGGTTATGTAGCGGATTGCAAATCCGCCTAGTCCGGTTCGACTCCGGAACGCGCCTCCAATTTTCCCGGAGCCCGGGTGGTGGAATCGGTAGACACAAGGGATTTAAAATCCCTCGGCCTTAGGCTGTACGAGTTCAAGTCTCGTCCCGGGTACCATGGGAAAATGCAAAGAATAATCAAAAGCAATATAGTAGTAATGTCGTTATAGCCACCTTCGGGTGGTTTTTTTATGTCTGCCTTTCATAATATTATTGATCCCCAACAGCAGGAACAATCGCAATTTTTCTATCATATCTGGCCGTCTGAGACGCCGATTTATGCCCTGATATTGCCTGCTTGTCAGACAGAGACCCTTCAAGATCCGATATCCCCTTCGCCTTCAGATCATGGAATGTGAAATTGAAATCCAGTTCTGGGAATTTCTCCTTTGCTTCTTGCTTTGCCTTCATCCAACGACTGTTAAACCCATCCCGCGTGTACCCCGCCCCTGATGCGTGATGCAGAACAAAAATGCTGCTCATCCCGGCATTAATCGGCAGAGTTCCGGCGAGTGCAATAGCCGCCTTCAAACGCGGACCCCACGCTTAATCTGAGCAACACCAGTTTTGCTTTGCTGGATCATTATGCCATTTTCCAAAAGCTGCATTTTTTTCATGCTCAACACATCAGCCTGGCGGGCAACACAGGTAAGCCAGTTCCATTGCAACTTTCACGACCGTTGGCGCAACGCTATAAAGTGCATCATATTGCTTATCAAAAATGTATGTCGTTCTGGCCTGTTCCTTAAACTGCTTTACGCCTTTACACGGATTCATGTTCACCATGCCGCGCTCATATCTCCAGCGAAACACGCGGGATATAAACGCCTTTTCTCTGTTAGCCTGCGTCCGGCTTTTTACCCCTCGCTTATCCATATACTTTCGAATGTGCTCCGGTCTAATATTATCCGGTTGCACCGCCCCAAACACCGGCATAACTTTCACGGAGTATTTTCGATAGTCTTTTTGTGTTTCTTTCGCCAGCTCCATAAAGTCACCAGAGTTGAAGAACTTCTCCACCAGGCCTTCGAATAAATTCTCATCTTTCTTATCGTTGATTAATGCCTCGTATGCTGCCCAAACCTCAGCAGGGGAGGAGCCAAAACCGCATAGCCGGATAGTGCCGCCATTCTTCGGTTTGAATTCAAAGGCCGAACGGCCCCGACAAGTGCGCGGGGGCATCCAGTTATCGGCCGGGTTTGTGCGTTTTCTTCCCATTAGTCCATGGCTCCAAAATTTGGCTCCTACATTCAATTAACAACAGGGTGTTGACGATGACCCATAGGATCATTGAAATGCTGCCATGTTGTACGAGGCCGGCCATCCTTTCGAATGATTTTGAACTGTCTTTAATGGACGAATACCCCGGCAGTAACGATAAGCAACTGGTAAAGGAGGGGGATCCTTGCATCGTTAAAATAGGCGCTGACACTGTCATTACAGGATATATCGACCGCTGGGCTCCGATGATTTCAGCCTTGAGGCATGAAGTCCGGGCAACGGGCCGAAGTAAGTGTGAGGATCTAGTGGATTGCTCAGCCAAGTGGGATAACAACGTCATCACCGGCGCTACCCCATTACAGATTGCACAGCGTCTGGCAGCGCCCTATAGCATCACCGTATCGAGTGATGTTACCGGTATAAAGAATGTCCCACAGTTTACGCTGAACTGGGGGGAGAGCTCTCAGGAAATCATTGACCGAATCACTCGCTGGGCCGCGCTTCTCTACTATGACCTACCTGATGGCAGCCTCTATCTGACCCGAGTTCGTACGAAGAAGGCCGCCAGCGGCGTAGCGCAGGGAGTCAATATCGAGGCAGCAGCCTATGAAGCCTCGATGGATGAGCGGTTTTCCGAATATACCGGTGTATCAATGACGGTTAACCCGCTGGTTGATGACAGTGGTTATGGAGCCGTGACCAAAGCCACCGCGAATGATCCGGACGTTGCCAAAATGCGATATCGGAACCGGATCATCATTGTCGAAAGCACCATGAACACCACCGAGCTGGCGCAGCAGGCGATTGACTGGGAAATGAACCGGCGTTATGGCCGATCTAAGGTTTTGCAGGTCACCATTGATAACTGGCGCGACAGCGCAGGCAAGCTGTGGGAACCCAATACCCTGATCCCCGTCAACATCCCCAAGATGGGCATCAATGACGTGCTATGGCTGCTGGCGGAAGTCACTTTTATTAAAGATGACTAGGGTACGGTAGCGCAGATGGTACTGATGCCGCCGGCTGCATTCTCGGTTCAGCCATATCGTTTCTACAACGTCATTCAGGAGCTGAACAGATGACAATGCTCAACACGATTTACCGCCGGGCGATGATGATGCTTGGCGTGGGCAGTGTATCACTGACGAATGATGATGGCGGGATCCAGAAAGTGCAGTACCAGACGCCGCTTGAAGTGCGCAGCGATACGCCCCGCCTGATGGAGTTCGATTTCTCCTCTTCATTGCCGGATGGCGCTGACGTGCTGATTGCCTACCTTTCCGGTGACCGGTCGAACGCAGTGGTGATTGCTTCCGGGCATAAAGGTAGCCGCAAAACCGGACTAAAGCCGGGCGAAACAATCCTCTACAACCTTTGGGGCATGCATTTCAAATTGATGGAGGAAGGGGTAGAGGTAGACGCCAAAGGCAAACCGGTCACGGTGATCAACTCAACGAAAGTGACCATCGTCGCTTCAGAAGAAATCTATGCTGACACGCCGGTGCTGAAATGTGCAGGGGACATCATTGACAACGCCGGGAGCAATACCACCACGCTGAAAGATCTGCGTGACACGCACAACACGCACGACCACGTTGTTAAAAATGTGCAGAGCGGAAGTTCATCGCCTACAAGCGAAAAACCCGGGGAGTTAGTTGAATGACTGACATTACAACGGTGTGGAATGCTGAACAATCTGTTGGTGACTGGGCTGAAGCTTTCGGTGATCTACAGTCAGGAGACGATTTAGAAACTGCCATTTTAATCAGCCTTTTTACTGACAGGCTGGCGCGGCAAGATGATGAGTATGATGGTGATAATCGTCGCGGCTGGTGGGGGGATCAAGATCAGGATTATCCAATTGGTTCACGGCTATGGCTGTTGCGTCGACAGAAGCTGACTTTAGCCGTTGCAAACAAAGCTCAGGACTTTGCCTCAGAGGCGCTTAAATGGCTTGTCGATGATGGCGTCGTTGCCAGTATTACCCCTGTCTCCCAAATTATTTACCCGAACCGCCTGAACCTTTTCATCACCTATCAAAAACCGGGACAGGACGCTGTGTCTAAGCGTTATTTCTGGGTCTGGGAGTCTTAATCGATGCCATACAATCAGCCAACACTCACCGAGTTACGTGCGCGTAATCTCGCAGCAATTGAAGCAGAATTAAAAGGGGTAGGTACCCCATTACGGTTTTCAAATCTGAATATTCTTGGCACCGCAGATGCTGGTCTAGCTTATCTCCATTATGGCTATCTTGACTGGATAGCGAAGCAGTCAGTGCCGTGGAGCGCGACGGATGAGAATCTTGCGGGGTGGGCTGCGTTAAAAAGCGTGACGCAAAAAGCAGCCAACGCCGGGACAAACAATGCCACCCTTTTCACCGGCACTGCAGGTGCAGCTATTCCGGCGGGTACCGTCTTAAACCGGGGTGATGGTTACCAGTACACGACAGATGCGGAGGTTGATATCGGGGCCTCAGGCACGGCAACTGGCGCAATCACTGCGGTGTTACCCGATCCTAATGATGACCCGACGGGTGGCGGCGATGCGGGGAATACCCCGGCAGGTACCCAACTGACGCTGGATGTCAGCATTTCAGGCGTTGACTCGATAGCGACTATCATCACGGCCATTACGGATGGTGCAGATATTGAAACCGAAGATGCTTTCCGTTCCCGGACACTGCTTGCCTACCAAAATACACCACAGGGCGGAAATGATGATGACTATGAAGCCTGGGCGCTTGCCGTAGCAGGTGTTACGCGGGCGTGGACGGTACGCAGGCTTATGGGGGCCGGTACTGTTGGCGTGTATATCATGATTGACGGCACTGATACCACAAATAATGGTTTTCCCGTGGGTACCGATGGTATTTCCTCACTCGACAGCTGGTCGGGCACCAAGGCGACCGGGGATCAAAAAAGGGTAGCGGATTATATCTACCCGCTTCAGCCCGTCACGGCACTGGTGTATGTCTGTTCGCCAATTAAAACGACCATCAATTTTACGATTAGCGGCCTGGCATCGGCTAACAGTACAACAACTGCCGCAATTGCCGCTGCCATTGATGGGGTATTGTTCGAGTCCGGCAACCCTCAGGGGGCCACGATTTACCTGTCTGATCTGCTGATTGCCATCAGTAATGTCAGCGGTACGGGTGGGTTTATCCTGACTTCTCCCTCGGCAAATATTACCACCACGACCGGGCAATTGCCGGTAAGGGGTACGGTGACTTATACATGAGCCGGTTTACTTTAGAAGATTACACGTCAGCGCTGCAAAATTTAATGCCAACCGGACTGGTATGGTCACGCAAAACTGATGGTGTTCAAACCGCCGTATTGCGGGCTCTGGCACAGTCATATCAGGACAGTGATGATGCGGCAGTATCATTGCTAATCGGCGCTTTCCCGGCGACGGCAACCATTATGTTAACCGACTGGGAGAAAACGCTCGGGCTCCCGGACGATTGTGCTATTGGGGAAAATGACAGCATTGCCATCAGGCAAAAGTCAGTGGTCTCGAAGCTTTTCAGTACGGGCGGTCAGTCTGCTGCTTATTTCATAGGTGTAGCCAAAGCGCTGGGTTATGACATTACCGTGACGGTTTACCGTCAGGCCCGGGCTGGAATATCGGTCTGCGGTGATGCGCTTAACGGGGAGAACTGGCCCTTCACCTGGCTGGTAACAGCTCCCGAAACAACTATTTCCTATGCTCAGGCTGGCCAGTCTTATGCCGGTGACCCTTTGCGCTCTTGGGGAAATAAACGGCTTGAGTGCCGACTCAGCAAGCTGGCTCCCTCACACACTATTGTGCTCTTCGGTTATTCGAATTAATCATTAATCTTCTTAAAATTTTTATCAGCGCCTTTACTGGCGAGGGAATTTCTATGCAAAAAATCGGGAATATAACAACTACTGCAGATGCTAACGGCGAGTGGACAAACGGCAATGTTGCTGCGGGAACTCCGCCGACCATTATTGATGCAGCCTGGCTGAATACTATTCAGCGCGAGATAGCAAATGTCGTCACTGGTGCGGGGCTAACGCTCGACCCAGCAAATGATGCACAACTACTGGCTGCTTTGTTATCGCTAACGGGACCCGGTCGGTTGTTGGCCGTGAAATACATCACTGCCAGCACCACCTACACGCCTACCGCAGGAACGAAAAAGATTTTTGTTCAGGGTATTGGTACCGGCGGGAATGGTGGTGGCAGCATTGCCACCAATAGCACTGGTTGCACAGCATGCTCGGGAGGCGCTGCTGGAAGTTATGCGCAAGCATGGTATACCACAGGATTCTCAAGCGTTACTGTGACAATCGGCGCAATTGGTGCGGCAAATTATGCCGCAGGTTCCGCTGGTGGGACGTCATCATTTGGCTCGCTGATGGTTGTTCCAGGTGGCGGTGGTGGCCCAGTAAGTGCTCAGACTACGAGTGTCGCATTCTGGTCTGCTGGCGTCGGTAGTCCTGGAGTAAGTCCGACATTAAGCGGGCACGTTTCCGGCATTGGTGGACAGGGGCAACCGGGATTCAATGGACAGGTATATTCAGGAGTAGCCAACTCAGGTGTTGGAGGATCATCTTCACTAGGAGGCGGAGGTGTAAACAGTTCTGGCGGATCGGGGGGCGGTGCTACAGGTTACGGTGCGGGAGGTGCAGGTGCCGGGATGCCACCTAACAGCGCTCAAACCTATGGCGGCAACGGTTCAAAAGTCTTATTTATTGTTTGGGAGTACGCATGATGGATGATGAAACTTACACTTACGCGGTGATTGATATCTCAACAAACATTGTTATCAATCGTATCGACTGGGATGGTTTTCAGGAATGGGACCCGCCGGATGGTTGTATTGCTGTCAGGGTGGACGACCCGGGTGCTGGCGGTATTGGTGATTCATACGACCCGAAAACAGGAGGGTTTACAAAGGTCGAAGCATAGAAAAATAGAAAAAGAAGGGGGTGCCCCCCTTCCAATATTACTCACTTTTTAATTTTATATAGACAATGCTACATACAGAAATAATAACGCAGATATTAAACATATATAAAACTCTAAAATATGATGCGTAAATAGTTGGAGAAAAACCAATCATTACTATGCTAGCAAATGCGCAAGAAGTTGCCAGTAAAGGAATAAAGCTTCGGTTCAGGCCATCAATGAATAGTGATGATTTGAACATGATGCAAACTATAAATAACATAGTATATAGTAGATAAGCCTGACCAGTTATAGACGATAGTTTTTCCGCCCAAGGATATAGCAAGTCGGGACTTAGCCAGTTAAAAAAGTACGGATGAGGGGCTGAGCCTTTTAAACTAATGTAAACATTAAGAAACACATACGATAGTATAATGGCTGAGGAAATATAATTGCTTAATATAGAACACTTTATTTCTTTTTTTTTCAAAATCAAAGCAACACATAGAGTAATGAGTGGGATGCTAAATGGCATGCTTATTGCCATTCCTGCCCTATCCAAGCCAAACATTAATTTTAATAATATGTTGTACTCAAAGAATTGTGGCATCCAATTAATTGACTCGGCAGAAGACCGAATTGCATTCCCAGGGGCAAGGAAAAGGAATGCAGAAAAAATGGTCAATATAATAATAAAACTAATCGAATACCATGAAATTTTAACCTTTCTCAACACAATTAAGCCGTAGCAAATTAGTAGCAAAAATACTGCGGATTGTTCTGAAAATCCAGCAACAACTAACGCCACTAATGATAAGGTAGAGTTGACTAACCCCCGCTCGTGCTTTAAAAAAACCGAAAGGGAATAAGTAGCAAGCGAGAAAGGGATGATGTAATTATAAGCACCAGTGACCCAATAAAAAGAATCAATATTTACCAATCTAGGGACGAGAAGTAGTAGGGCTGATGAACCGATCACAAAATAAAACCGTATCTCTCCAGTTGCAATGCGGCTTATTGAACATACAAGAAGTATAAATGATGAAGGTATTATAACTTTCCAGAAAGCGCTAAAGTGAATTGTTGATGCTAGCAGCCCCTCGATAGTGAATCTACCGCTCCAACTACTATATCTATAAAGCATGAAGTCTAAAGCGTTTCTTGTATTCAGTGCGTTATAAAAGAAAACATCATCATTAGTGGTTCTTAATGTCAGGGTTTGAAACATAGTTATGTAGAATATCGCGATTAAACCTGTCGCAAAGTAGAGCTTCCATTTACTTGCATTCATGTGATACCCCTCTGACTTTTCCTGTGGTGTCGGTTATCGTGATGGCTATAACGCCTGATAATCCGCCAAGAAATTTAATATTTCTTATCGTTCCATCAAAACCTGACTTGTCAAAGTCATCATGAGATCCGAGAAATTTGCTCACATCCGGTCTGCTTTGAATTGTATAATTAACCTTAACCCACTTATCGCCATTCATTTTTTTTGCGTAAATCCTAACTTTGTTTTTTGGATTTTGTTCAGAAACAGCCCATCCATGGATGGATAAAAAATTATCTGTAAGCGTGCAGTTATCTATTGAGTATGAACCAATTTTTTCATCAAATTCTGGAAGGGTAACTGCCTTATAATTATTCCATGAGAAAAAAAACAAAGCAGACATAACTATAGATATAAAAACACCTAACCAGAAAAAAATATTTAATGCTTTCAATTGTCACTCCTTTTAACAATATATCTAGGACGCTGCTTTGTCTCAATATAGATACGCCCTATATATTCACCCAGAACACCAATACCTATTAGCTGGATTCCACCGAGGAAAAGAATAGAAACTAAGATAGACGGATAACCATGAACGGGGTTGCCAAAAATGAGGGTGTCAATAATCATATATACACCGTAGGCGAAAGACAGACCGGCCACAAAAAGACCTATATACGTCCACATTCGCAGTGGAAAAGTTGAGAACGATGTGATGCCTTCGAGAGCAAGGTTCCACAGTTTCCAACCATTGAATTTTGTCGAACCGGCAACGCGTTCATCTCGGGTATATTCGACAACTTCAGTGCGACCACCGACCCAAGACAGAACCCCTTTCATGAATAAGTTTCGTTCAGGGAGCAACTTAATGTTTTCTACGACAGCGCGAGACATCAACCTGAAATCGCCAACGTTTTCCTCAATCTTAGGTTTGCTGATCATGTTATGGAGCTTATAAAACCACTCAGCACTTTTACGCTTAAAATGGCTGTCTGACGACCTGTCCGCTCGTTTAGCCAGAACAACATCGGCACCTTCCTGCCACTTCTCTATAAGTCGGGGGATCACGTCAATTGGATCCTGAAGGTCTACATCGATAGGAATGACCACATCACCTGTTGAAGCTTCTAGACCTGCGAACAGAGCGGGTTCTTTACCAAAGTTTCTGGTGAAGGATAGCGCATTAACGAGCAAATCTGATTTTGCCAGCGCGTTAATTAGGCTTTCTGTATTGTCGCTACTACCGTCGTTAATGAAAACAATCTCCACTTCAAACTGCGATAGCTCTTCGCGGACGGTTTTGTAGAAGATAGCGATAGTGTCTTCTTCATTGAAGACAGGGACGACAAGAGATATTTTCATTATTCTTCCCTAAATACGATGAATGTTGAGTATAGGAACCCAACAAATAGACTTATTGCTGAAAATACCATCAGAGTTAATATTGGGTTAAGTTCGACCTTGTCACCCAGGTAACCACAGGCCAGGGCAAGCGCCCCCATGAAGCCAACATACAGAAAGTATTTTGTAGTTGTGTGTTCTGCCTGGTAAGTCCACTTGGCGTTAGCAAAGAAACTAAATGTGACAGCGACGCAAAATCCCGCAAAGTTACTGATCATTTGCTCATGACCAAATGAGTAGTATACGGCTGCAAAAGTTAACCAATGGATTGCGGTATTAAGACCACCAATAAATGCATACTTAACAAAAATTTTTAACATGAGAAGATTCGGAGTAAGAGAGATTGCAGGATCGTAGCATTTGATTCATAGAAGGCAAGGAAACGTAAGGGAATGTTAGTTTTTTTTTTGATTTAGCGTCTGCATTTTGCAGAGCAGTACCACGGGGAGCACATAAATTCAGGGACAATGCTGCTTGCCGATAGTGCAATAAAACCTGTGGGCGGCCACATACTGCTTATCCAGAACGATGGTAAGCATGAGATTTACAGGCTGGTGACAATTGTCCGGCGCGGGCTGGAGTCGCTGATCGATAAAGCTGACTTCATTGCTTTTGGTGATGAATTTTTAGATGACGGAATTGTGGTTGAAGGTGTGGTGACGTTCATTATCAATGATGCTGGTAACCAGGTGTTTGATGACACCCCATACATCTGAAAAAGAGGCTCAATACAGAATAGACGTATTGAGCCTCAGCTAAGCCAGAATGCTATGCATAAAGACTATTTTACCGGGTTAGAAGTTGGAAAAACTTCATAATTTCGGTCTTTCACGGTTTGTAACGTACTGATATATAAAGGTATAAACACCTATTTATATTATGAGGTTTTGGCATAACTCTATGGATCATCTAAAAACCACGCAGGATTTAAAATCCCTCGGCCTTAGGCTGTACGAGTTCAAGTCTCGTCCCGGGTACCATGGGAAAATGCAAAGAATAATCAAAAGCAATATAGTAGTAATGTCGTTATAGCCACCTTCGGGTGGTTTTTTTATG